GATTTCCTGGCATACCTGAACAAACAGGCGGACTTATCAGGATTCCCTTGGAAAGGAAACCCCAATAAGCGGAGTGGTACCATTTTTGGGAACAAATTTTCCCCCGAAAAGGGCCCCCGGTTTATCCAGGGACTTAACGGAAGTAGTTTGCTCCGTTACGTTCCAAACTCTGTCTTGACTGTCAAAGAATGGTTCATAATTATCTAAAGGTTTTAAAATCTTAACATAATTATAAATTTTGGTAGTTGTAGGACGATAAGGTTTCTTATCGGTTCCTATTCTACCTAATTCTTTGAAAGTTAAACCCTGTAGTATAGTATTCAACTCGTTAAAAACATGCTCGAGTTGAGTTAACTTTACTATCTTTTGCTCCTGTTCAGAAGCTTTAGTAACCATCGGAGTTAACTCCGGTTGGTGAATAGGTTTAGATTCAAGGACAAAAGACAACGAATTAATTAATCTCATACACTTAGCATATATCCATTTACTGGTGATCAACTCTAAATTTTCATTTAGGGTTGAATCATTCCGGTATTTGAATGACATGCCTTTAGTGTTATCTGAGATTAAGTCTAGGGAGCATTCGTAACCATCAAGTCTTGTAGAAAATATATGTTTCATTTTCTCTTGAATTAATGGTAAGATGCCCTCTATTTCTCTTATCAAGAAAGCGTATTTCAGATTCTTGATATTCTCTCCCTGTAATAGGGATATGACAGGATCACCTGCAATAAAATGCAGATAATCTCGTCGTATAGAATATTTAAGAAGTGAATACCCTTCTCTTGACGGGAAGAAAAGACAAGACAAATAGAAAACTCGAAGTAAATGTGTTGGGTCTTCGACCCGACACACTTCGAATATCTTTTTGATTGGGAGATATGTAACGTTTCTCTCCGCTAAATGTCTAGCTAATTCAGGAATATCTAAGATATTCTTAAATACAGCTCGACATATATTGGCTGAGATTCGTGAAACATCTCGGTTATTATTTAGGTTTCTCGAAACATATTCACCACATAAGTTTTCACTTGTGGCTTGTTTCGTTTTTCCTAAATTAATATCCATACCCAGGGTCTTTGTATAATGATGATGAACTTTCATTTGAGGATCATAACACCATAGGTCATCTCCTACTTTGTTAAATAGGATATTTCCATTGGTTCGGCATTTAAAAATGTCGATTTTATAATCCTCTTTATATATGAAAGCTAGGACAAACATGTCCGTCAGCATCGCTATATCAAAAGATCCTGCAGTACCCATACCTTGTCCGGTACCATATTTTACAGTACCTTCTTTCCCTTTAACATTCCATTTACATTTTACAACGAGATCATACCAGGCCTGAGCAAGCTCAGGTGAATATAATTCTTCTAGTATGATCTTCTGTAAAGATGACGGAAAGGCATCAGTCCATGACGTTATGTCATAAGATTTGATACCGGGTTTGATAAACTTTTTCAAGTTTTCAAATCCTTCCGAATGAGATGTTGAAGAAGAGAATCCGTTGAAGTATTTTTCCGTAAGACTTTTAACATCTTTCATTAGTGGAAGAAGAGCAATTTGGGTCCAGTAATCGCTTATAGCGACTAACCGAGCCTTATTGCCTTTATCCGCAATTGATGTAATATAACGTAATCTAATCTTCTGTATTCTATTTTCTGAATTAGTAGAATTTCTATTTAATTCATAAACGAAATTAGCTTGATTTTGATTACCTGTTATATTTCAGTTGTTATAAAATG